ATTTGTAGAGTTGCCTCTTCAGACATCTCTAGTAATTCTTGCTGCTCATTAGCATCAATCAAACCATCATTATTAGAGTCTTGTATTTCAAAGATTATAGGATAACCTTCAATCTCAGTAGTAAAGACATCTGCCTCTTGGTTTGGTTGACGATCTACATCAATATCAACATCAGTATATGGATCTCTATAACGGACAACACCATCAGGAATATTCTCCTGTGTTGCTATCTGAGAGAAGTTCCAGTCATCTGGAAGTGAGTTAAACTGAGGACCACAAATGTATGGATACTCTGGAAGACCTGATTCACTAGCGTCTATAGTTACAAAGTAAGCATATGTGCCATCTGGATAATCTGGTGTCTTACAGAAACGACCATTATAATTGTCTAGGTCACCAGACTGGAAATCATAATAGTAGTCATCAACAAAGGTACCAGCAGGGTATGTTGCAATAGGAGGACCATCTACCCTAGCAGGGTCAGGATTGGTTATCTCATCATATACAACGTTTGTCTTTAATTTAAAGGAAGTACGCATCCTTCTGATACCACTATTTGCATCAGTAGGATCAATGTATCCATAAGGACCATATATTGGGTTACCATCAAACGCCCAACCAATAATAGGTGAGTGTTGGTAGTTAGATTCTAATTCTTTAAATGTCTGTGTTACAGGATCTAGGAATACGTTGTCACCAACAACATATCTCAATTCCTTAGGATCTGATAGGTGAGCATATTCACCACCAAACTGGTTGTTATATCCAGTGAATACATAACCTCTTGCATTATCAAATTTAGTGTCAAGATCATATTCAAGGTTCTTATTCCACTGATACACAGTAGGTGTAAAGGTCGCTAATTGACCCACTGCTTCGAGTCTAACGGTGGTTAAACCTTGTGTATACCCAATACCCTTGTTGGTGATAGTTATTCCTAATACACGACCTTTGTCTTCTCCAATCGTGCCAATAGTTGCTTTAGCAATAGCACCGAAACCATCACCATTAATGATTACAGTAGGTGCAGTTGTATATGATTCACCAGAGTTAATAATAGCGATAGAAACTATTCTGCCATTAATAACGATTGGTTGTGCTAGAGCACCTTCACCAGAGTTAACCTTAATAGCAGGAAGTGAAGTATAACCACTACCAAAGTTTGTTACGTTAACACTCTGAATAGTACCTCTAACGTTAGCAGTTGCAGTTGCCCCGCTACCGCCACCACCTGTGATAGACACTAGGGGTTGAGTAGTATAATTTTTACCTGGTTGCTCTACTAGAATTCTTGTTACTCTACCACCAGTAATAACTGCCTGTGCAGTAGCACCGCTACCATTACCACCAACAATAGAAACTAGTGGTGAGAATGTATATCCAGATCCACCCTCAGTTACCTCAAAGGAGTCTAAACTACCATTAACGATAACCTCAGCAGTAGCACCTGTTCCTCCACCACCTGTAATCTCTACATTAGGTTTAGCACCAGCATCATAGTCTATACCTGAATTGGTGACAGTGATAGATGTTAAAGGACCATATTGGATAAATTCTCTTGATTTGTAAGACCATATAGAAACACCGTTAATCCAAGCACCGATAGGTGTTCCTGGATCAACTGTCTTACGTTCTGAGATTGTCTGGACTAGTCTGGGGAATCTTAAGAGTTTTCTTTGGTTTCCTGGGATGAGAGCAGACCCAGTGAAAGGACCAATCTTATAATTGGGTAGACCAGAAGCAGCAACATAAACATAGTTATCGTTGAAGAATGCATTCTGTATATTAGTAGTAAATTCACTTACAACCTTATTAATGGATGTGATATCAGATTTACCTCTGTTGAGGTCAACTGATAATAAGATATTACCACCAGGTACTATCTCCGTTGGTACTGCTATCTGATATGAGAATGTAAACTGATCAATTCTAGAGGTTACAGTGAATGTGCCGTTGTATACAACAGGGTTAGCACCGTATATTGTAACTTGGTCAGAAACTAGTAGACCGTGAGGGTTATCACAAACTACAGTAGCAGTCTGGTTATTAACACCACCAGGAGTAATGTTATTAACCTGAATCAGTTTCTTAACGTTGTATAACCAAGATTGAAGTCTTAATTCTTCAGCAGTAGATCCAAGGTTTGCTACCTTTAGTTTATCTCCTTGAAGGTAATATGACCCAGTATCATTAAGAACTGTAGTACCTGCTTCAGCGATACCTAACACTCTTAACTTACATTCTGTTGAAGTACCTCTATTAACGTAAACATAGATGTCTGACTGGACTATGGTACCAGGATCCCAATCTTCGACGACTCCATTCTTAGACCTAGTACACTCTATGAACTGGTTTAGGGACTTCTCCTTATACTGGACTTCTTCCTCATCATTGACCCTTATAGTACCGTTTCTCTCGGGCCATCCAATAGTACTGTCAACAGTTAGGATTTGACCGTCTAAACTAAGAGGCTCAACAAGACGAGTCTTATAGGGGATAATAAACCTACCAACTAGGGTTTCTTCAGATATTGCTAATTCATAGATGGTGTCAGTACCTTCAATAATGGTAATGACGTTTTCAATCAACGCAGATGCATTGGTAACACTAGTGTCTACTTCATCAGCATATTGGTTGATTTGAGAATCAATAAGGTTTGCAGCATCACCTTCTATTAACTCAGCACGTAAAATAGTGTCTACAACCCAAGTAGCATGAGATGGACTGATGATTTCATCTTTAGGATAGTAAAGATCAACGTCTTCACCAAATAGAATCTTAAAGAGGTATTGAGTTGCTAATTTGGTTCCTTTGGAGATATAGAAGTCGGTAATATTCTTAATTACCTGAACTGGGTTAACTTTGGAAAAATCAATATCCAAAGTAGGCAAATACTGCCTTCTAAACTTATCAAAGACCTCTTTAATGAATAAAGAGTCTAAATTGGTTACATAAGACCCTGCTGGGTGATTTGATTGTCTTAGAGCAGCTTCACCAGCATATATCTCATTATGAAGGTTATCGTAAGCTACAGGACCAGATACACCTCTAGCACATCCTAAAAACGCACTAGGAGAGTAATTTGCTCCTTCTTCGATAATAGCAAATCCAGTAACCTGATCAAACCCAACATCTACCGATGCTCTTGCTGCACGAGGTTCTGCGATGTATATCTTGGGAGGTTCTGTCTCAGAGTAACCAGTACCAAAATTAATGATATTAATGTCTGTTATTTCGCCATTAAAGATAGTTGCTTGTGCTAAAGCACCTGTACCTCCAATTGGCACTCCATATCCATCTTTTCTGTCATCTACAATATAAACTGAAGGTGCATCGGTATATCCCTGTCCACCAGTCAACATTTCGATATTTGTGACTGATCCAGATGCTACAGTAACGTCTAAGACCTGAGCACCGATAGGATCGATTATTTTAGTCCTAGGAGGGGTCAGATACCCTCTACCACGGTTGGTAATCTGAATTTCGTAAACTTGCCCATCCTGGTTGATTTTAGCGATTGCTTGAGCATTAATACCACCATCAGGTGCTTGATCGATATAAACAAGAGGAGGATTACTATATCCACTACCCATAGTAGAAACAGTGATAGTATCAACGTTAACACGTCCTTCACTGTCAATTGTTGGTTGAGTTATGATTGCTCCACCAGGATTCTTAAATGAGATCGCTGGAATGAAGTCATAACCGCTACCACTGTTAGTAATGGTCAAACTATCGACCATTCCAGTAGTATCGTTAACTGTAAGACTTATTTGTGCAGCAGTGCCATTAGGATCGTTTGGAGACGCTACAATTGGGATTGGAGGGTTATATGAATTGTATCCTTGACCACCATCTATTAAATTGATGTCTTTAATACCACCAATCAAAGATCTGGCAGTTGAACCTCTACCATCGTTACTTGTGATGGTAACTTTGGGTGCAAAGTCTAATCTGTACTTAGATCCACCATCTTTAGGGATTAATGCCCCAATTGTGCCATCATTAGCAACCTTAGCAATTGCGGTTGCTCCTGAACCGTAAGAAGGAGCAATATATTCAACAGACCTAATATGGATAGCATCAGCAGCTCCAATTTCATTTTTGAAAACAACTCTATCTTCAAAAACGGTAAAATCCTCATAAGGGACTTGTAAACGACCATTTTTATTAATTATTAGTCCAATTTCGGAAGTTGGGGTGTATGAACTTCCATTTACTCGTAATGGATACTCTTTTGTGTTTTGCCACTCCTGATATGGAATAGAATCCGTTACAGTGATGGTTTGATCGGAATATCCGACCAAATATGTTAATCTAGTGAATTCTGAATCATCTGCACCAGTTCTATCTCTAGGTGGACTATCAAAACGTATATTAAACCCTTCAATGAAGTAATCTACGTTTGGCACCAACATTGTGTTGTAGGTAATCACAATTAAGTGCTCTGCTGAAGGAGGAGCGACTGGAGTACCTAAAAAGCTTAGTTGAAAGTTGTTTTCAACACCATCAAACAGTGTAAAGGGGTTTTCTAGCTGTTGCTTCTTCTTATTAAACTGGGGAAAAGAGATCCCAGGAGTAATAATAACATCAGGACCACGAGTAACAGATTCATAGTAAATTACCTCATTATCAATCATCAAGGATCCATTTTGACGCTGGAATCCGTCTATTTCCTCAACTTCTATCTTTTTGTCATATAAACCAATTTCGTTCAGCAGTTTAGTTGAACTTGATAACTCTTCAGAGGTGTAACTATCAAGATCAAGATATCTCAGTAAATTGTTGAGTATATCGTATGGTCTACCTGTTTTTTCCTGAGACTTATAATATTCAAACAAGAAGTTGACTAATTGTCTGTCTTCCTGACGAATAAACTCAGGTAACTGATTTTCGACCCTATCAGAGACGTTAATATTCTTCGTAATCGGCATCTATCTTAGAAACAGGAATCGCTAACTGGATAAGTGAATGAGTCACTTGGATAGTCAATGATATTTATACCCCCTAGGTCACCGAAATTATAACCATTAAAGTTATTAGGATCGAAGGTGGGGATTGCTACATCATTGATTGTGTAGTCAATTGGATTGACTGTGGGGTTAAAGACCGATGGATCTACGCCAGGTGGTACCGCAATTGACCCACCAGCAGGTAAAACCTGGATAGGGAGTCTCTCAGTGTCATCTGGAGTGCCTTGGATCGCTATCGGACCTACGCAAACGTTACCATTTGCATAATCGACACTTCCAACGGAAGGATTTAATGTTAATTCGGTTTCATCCCTTGTTGTAACAAGAATTAGGTTACCCTGACCGTCATCTCTTATATTTACAGGAACCAAAACCTGATTAGTTTGATTTGTTGACAATCCAGGAGAAGAAACTGCCACAGCAGTCGCTCCATCGGTCAAAGTTAGGTTAACTAGGTCTTCAGTATAACCAGTTGCATAGAATGTGCCTGATTTTACTGTTGAGAAGGATGGTTTACACTTACTAGTGCCTCCATCTCCATCTCCATCGTCATCACCACCTCCATCATCGTCTTTTGGACTACCTGCGAAGTTTGAAGGGTCATAAAGTGGGTTACCGAAGTCTAAACACTGAGTAAACACGTTACCAAAGGTGAATTGGTCAAGATTTTGACCTAAAGTCATTTGAGTGACGTTACCAGAGATGCTAGGATCGCTACTATCAACCATCGAACCAAATTTAGACCCATCTATGCGTCCATTGAAGCGATTATTGATACCTGCCTTATTCCACTGGTCAATTCCTTGTAAAATCTTAGTACCGAGTTGAGATCCAGTTAAATTAGTGTCATTTCCGTTATAATAAACGTAAGATTTCGGAATAATGTAGAAACTTGTAGGATCAATGATAACAGGATCGATTGAAGCAATAGAATACTTCAATAAGTCCTTTTTAATCTTTTGTTTTGTAGTTGCGTTGAGTTTATTTCCTGTTTTTGGTCTAATTGCAACATAAACCTTACCATATACAGGGGGAGTCAGTTTCTCGCCTCCGTAGGCGGTCACAGACGCTGCCTGGGGGTATATTTCAGAGACTATATGCTCATAGTCATTCTCAGTGACTGCTCTATTCTGAGTTGCATACGCTCTAGGTGCTCTAAACTTGACTGAGAGTGATGTTTCACGGTCTTCACCGTCTTGAGCATGGTCTTTAGTAGTTAACTTTATAGCATTGGGTGAAATAACCCTTGCATCACTGTCAACAACCTGACCAACGAAGTCAAAACCTCTTGCACCGTTAGCTTCAACCCCATCAGTGGTCACATATGTGATTCTGATGTATTCACCATCAATTAATTTACGTCCAATTGACCCATCTCCGAAAACAAGACGGTATCTCATGTCATCTGTCTCTTCCAAGTAGTAAATTCTGGAAGTTGCATTGGCATTTGTGACGTTTGCAGCAAGACTATAGGTATCAGTCTCTGATGATTGAGCACTTGGAGAGATATCTACGGTTAAAAGACCAGTATCTACGTTTTCATCAGGAATAATGAAGTCTTGTTTCCTAGTATAGTCAACTGTATAGTTTGCAGTAAGCAAATTACCCTGATAAACAGGGATACACTCAAAGATTGCCTGTCCAGTAGAAGGATCTACCGATACTTGAACGTCTTGAGTGAGTGCAAAGGTATAACTATCGTTTTCATTGTCTGCAACAAAGACATCACCCTTCCTAACAGTGGCAAATTCTGGGAAAGTGGTGCCATTTAGACCAACTGTTGTCTGTGCAACCAACTTTACACCTGCTCTAGGTGCTTTTATTGACCTTGGAGTGTAATTTAACTGCTTTGCGATCCTTACAATGTTATCTCTGACCGTTGCAGTCTCTAAAAATGCTTCATTCAACGCCATGTTAGCGTTAAAGGCAGTATAATATGTGTTATATGCTAGTATATCGATCAGATATGAGCTCGAGCTACCCTCAAAATCGTAATCGGTAAACTCTTTTCTAGTCCGAAGGTACGATTTGATGGATTCTTTGATCTCAAAGAAGTCTAAGGACGTTAATTGTGAAGGAATTGCTGCCATTTTATGCTCTCTCTAGGAGAAATTCGACGTTTTGGGTTTCTGATTCACCTACAATGGTATAATCTATACCTATTTGCACGGAATTAACCTCAGAATCATCACGAAGTTGGACCCCAGTTACTTTAATACGGGGTTCAAGTCTTGTTAGACAGTTATAAATTTCACTTTTAATGGTATCCACTGCAAATGGATCCCATGGTTCAAACAAAAGTGCCTTAACTTTAGATCCAATGCTACGTTGGAAGGGTCTTTCACCAAACATTGTCATAATTAAATTACGAACAGACTGTTTGATAGCGTTTTCATTCTTAACCACACCAAAATCTCCAGTATTAGGATTAGAATTAAATGAGACTGCTAAGTCTTTAAATCCCCTGGAGACATATTTTTCCGATCTGAACCTATAAGAAGCCATTTTTGACTACTATTACCAAGATATTTAGCTAATATCTTTTATTTATAGGGTTTCCCGACTATTTTCCTTGACCCCTATACCTTTTCTTAGCTGCGTTACGTGAAGTGGCAGCAATTTTTGTGTTTTTCGAGTTTCCTTGTCTCGTTTTCTTTGCTGGTGGAGCAACATAATCTCCATTTGAACCGTATAATGCCATTTTTGGTTAATAAACTACTATGATGATAGCACAGTTGCATGCCCCCAGGCAACCACAGATGAACAAGGGTAACTCCAACCAGGAAATCCTACTCCTAGTGGATCTAATATCCTTGCAATAGGCAATTTAAGAGCGAATACTGTTAAAGTTGTTGCCATAACAATCCTAGTATGCCCCACACCACCACCATCTTCGATTGTAAGGACACTGCAAGGGATTGGAGTTGGCGTTGGACACATTGCTTTACCACAAGGACACATGTACACAACAATATTAGTACATACCGCTATATGTGGTGTAAAGGTATCACCTAATAACATGATAGGTATCCTATTCACCTGCACAGTTGCCCTATAAGGAGTAACAGGGAATATAGGAATTAAGGGTTGAGGAGGCCACCAACAGGTAAACTCTTTAATGACTATGCTGTAGGGGATAGGAGGGGTGCCACACGCCTGTACAGAGTGCACAGTGGATGGTAAACACAATCCATGACCACTACAAGGTAGTCCGTTTAGAGATGAAACTGGTAATAGGTATCCAAATGCCATTATCTTCTAGGTTCTATGATATCGTTGACTTCTTGTCCATCTGTCCAAGATCCTTCTTCACTACACTCATCAAAGAATGGATTACCGTAGTTACGCAACGCCCTACCCAGGGCTATAACTCCACCAGTGAGGTAGTTTCTTACTACCATGGTACCATTATATGTTCCCATAATCAACCTAGCGTTAGATTCACTCTCTATAATCCTATTCGGTGGTATTGCAATAGAAGAATCCATACATTTATCTAATGCTAGACAAGTATTACTAGGTTGTAATTCAGGTACCTGACAATAAGTCTGACCTGCTATACCATTACCATTCGCATCATATCCACAGTATACAGTAAGAGGACCATCAGATGCATTAACTCCCCGTACGTATGTATCCCAACACTCATTAGGTGGCACACCGTTAGTGCATGCTGCTACAGTTAACGCAGTATAATCTACAGAGTGAGGTGTACCTGCTGGATCTCCTGCCGTAGGGTGACCTAACCATGTCTGCACTGCTGCACTACTAGTGATATTATCACCAGCCCACATCTGTAACTGTTCCAGCTCTGTATAGTTAGATCTATTGTAGTCGTAGGTGTTTTCATCTAACCCGACAGGAACAAAGACTATATTACCAGCATCCTGAGGATCTCTGTAACATCTACCATCTATACTACTCCTCTTACACGCCCATGTCCTCTCTCCAGAGTTACCTGGTATATCTCTCTTCTGCTGTAGGAAAGGCACTGGCATATTCCTGAGGAATTCCATAAATGCTGGTCCTTGAGTACCGCCTACATATCCTTCTATTTCCATTGATACTCTGAAGGATGCTTCCTTCTGCTCAGAAGCACAATACTTATACGGTAACCATCCAAATGCTTTTTGTTCTCCCTCCTCGTTAGCAGAGAGGTATGCACACGGCATATCAAACCAACGAGTAATATTATAGAGTCTAGGTTGTCCAACTGTTATACACCTCTCACCGCCAACCGCACCGTATAGTCCAGACATATTCTCACCGAATACATCTACTGATTGTGCACCAGTGTACACATAAGGCATCACATTCTGCTCAAACCCTATAATACCACCACCGTCTTTAGTATTGTCTAAACTAGACAAAACCTCAAACTGTGTACCATCTGGCACACCATTAGCAATCATACCCTTAGCATTAACATCAATACAGGACTCTGGTAAATTCATGCATATCTTAGTTACATCATCATCTATACCATCTGCTGCTGCCCTGATATAACTGTCTGGTACCTCAGCGTATACGTTACTAGGTGAGTTACCAAAGTGACCATCTTGAGGTTGTATTCCCATAGAAGACTTAACATACCCCATACTCTCAGCATCCATACTCTCACCAATAGTGGCTACTTCATACTGAGGTTGCTCTACTCTTGCAGAGGAATATACTGCATCTTCTTTTTCAAACTTATGATTCCACGCATCTTCCATCTTTCCGTGCATTGCTTCTCGCTCTTCTGCTGCGGTACCACCCGTACCCTTATACCTAATTTTCTCAGGATCCACAACATGCACTATGGGTATATTCGCCTGATTATATCCTGCTCCTCCATCTACTACTCTTACTGCTTTAATTACACCTCTCTCATCCAATAGTGATATCTCAACCTCTGCTGTCTTAAGAGTCATAAACTCATTATCCTTATCCGCACTGACAATACCGTCAAGTGTGCCCCACTTACGACCAGCACTCTGCACCTCTCTTAGTTGATATCCCTCATCCTTTATCGGATCTCCAATTGCCTTATTGTAATCAGGATCCATTGTGAGTCTATCTTCCATAAACTCTGCTGTATCATTAGAGGAGAAACTATCCATCGCCCGTGGATCCATTACTTTGATAAGGGGATCTACGTACCCACAACCACCGTTAATAACAACCACATCAGTTATAGTACCATCATCTCCTACTACCGCTTCTAGTTTTGCCTCATCCATCTTGCGGTGCGGTATCAACGCCTTAGGATCGATCTCAACTTTCCAGTAGGATATCTTCTTAGGGAATTCATACGTACCACAGAATGCAGACTTATTAGGAATACCATACCCTGCTAGTACCTCTGCTGTACCATCATCAGATGAAGTGAATTGCTCTTGATAAGTGAATACAGGAGGATCTACTACTCTGTCTATATTCTGCACTCTAGTCTCTATAGTGTAAGTACCTGGACCAAGTGTCATAGGTATAGTCTCTTTTCCCATACCACCTAGGTATGTAACTGCTCTATCCATGAGGACAGTACTACCAGAATCCGTAATCTTGATGTATCCATAGTTATCAGACTCTATTCTGAGTGAATAGTCACCCGCAGTTGTGATAGTGAATGAGGCAGTATGTATTTGCCATACACCAATATGCGGATCTATTACGTCATCAGCAGGTTTACTAGTGTATATTCCGTAGTCCTTCATGTGCTGTGACCAAGGTACTGCGGTATTAGTAGGAGTACCTATCTCAACCCACGCACCTTTTTCTGCTTTTGAGTTAGTTACCTCTGCACCTGCCGTGCTAGTAATACGCCATGCCATACAAGCAGGGTTAACATACCACTTATTATCATTACTGTTATCCCAAGTGAGCTCCATTATTCCACACTTGAGCTCATCTCCGAAGTAATAACAGTTAACTATATCCCATCCATTGATCTTCTCTCCGCTATTAAAGTCACCAGTCCTAGTGGTGTAACGGAAGAATATCATATGTGTCTCAGTATCAATAGTCCAGAAGGATTCATTTACACCAACACTACTCTCGTCATGTATTGATAGTTTAGTTTTAGTAGTATTCCATACATCTTGATTAATCTCGTAGTAATGACTGTGGTATGTCCATACTGGAGCACACTGAGGGCATCCTTCAGGGTCAGTAGTATTAGGACAACACTGTGCATTACTAAGGATATACTGAGTAGAGAATATAGGACCATTCCAAGGATAAGTCGTATCATATAGGTAAAATACAAACTGGGAGTCATACATATCCTCGAATCCCAAATAGCGAGGTATGGCACCCTTTACAGCACCACTCAGACCGTAACTCCACTCGAATAGTGCTTCGTTATCTAATACGTCTACATTATCAGGCCATCCCCAACCATTAATATTAGGTGGACCTTCAACATTATTACCTTGAGCATCACGCATCTGTTCATACATGAATTGAGTCCATGGACCCATTCCACTGACAATACCATTCCATGTAGCTTGTCTACCAAAGGTATAGTCATACCATCCACTCTTATCTACACATGCTCCAGTAGGTCCAATCTTACCTACATCTATAATAGTATCTGTAGGAGAATCTAGAGCACGAGTCTGGAAAGCATAGCATAGTATCCCCTGATACACATAGTCTTTACCGTGACTACGTGCGGGGTCTACTGGAGCACCCTCTGCTATACCCTGTAGATTAACTTCCTTTTCAGGTTCCGTAGTATAGAAATGATCAGGATCGGGATGTAGATACTCATAGAGGGGTTTACATGTCTCTCCTGGTGAACAATATGCATTAGCATGTGCTTCTGTAGTGAAGACATATCCTAGAGTCTGCACTTCCAAGTATTTGTCTCTACCACAACCTGTAACACTAGGTGTATTAGTTCCTACACAGAGTTGTGTATCATCAGGCCAATAGGAATACCATGCCTTAAGAGGTACACTATTCTCTACCTGAGTGGACATTACATAGAATACTGGTCTTCCTTGTCTAGGCTCTGGATTATATCCTTTTGCTGCTCTTTCCCAACTCTCATTCTCACATCCTAGATTAACTTTATGGATCTGTGGATCCCTAGTATACATGTGATCGTCTTTACTTCCCCTATACCACCTGTATACACCTTGCCTCTCATTACCATTATTACTTACATTAGTATTCTCTTCATCACCGATATAATGTACATTATCTTTCCCTAGTGGCATACTCCCTGGTCCACCACCATCAAAAGTTATATTGTAATCCATCCCAGTGCCCACACCAGGATAATCTGATGAGGAATCATAGTCTCCACTAGCAGGTCGTTTAAACCCTTGAGTGAAGGCACCAGTTTTTATCGGATTAGGATAACTCCTGCCTGTTTCTTGAATATAGGCTGGCACTATTGACTAAAATGATCTTCTAACTTATTTAGTCTATCTTCTAACACTTTTATATTATGTCCCTTATAAGCAACAGGACCATCGGCAGAGTAGATATCATCGAATAACTCTTTCATATTAAGATAGTCTTTCTTTCCCTCAGGTCTATATTTCATCATCTCAGCACCTGGGGGAGGAATTTTTTGTATTGCTATCTCTAATTTCTCTACCCTATCTGTTAAATTCTTCAGTGATTTGCTTATATTTTCAAATGCCCAAGCAATGAATTCTTCATCACTATTAAACTTTGGAGTTTCACTCGCCATTTTTTTCGATTTTTTTAACGCTAATTTTTTATTAAGTTAATTATATTGCATATAACCAATAAGGTCAAGCATATCTGATTGTATCTCATTCGTCTACCTTGTGTAATATAACAGACCCATCGGTCTCTTCTTCATATTCTAGCACAGTGCCGATGATCCATCCACAATCTCTCATAACATCTTCAGGGATGTGTATATAATTATCCCCATACTCATCTTCCTCTATGGTTAGTGTAAATCGTTTCATAAGCAATACTATATCTGTCTTATGTAGTGTTTTCCCTAACTATACCTACACAGCATGTCTGGTATCTCTTATAGACCCCTCTACGCATGTCTACGATACTGCTATTCTCTTGCCATAACTGATGAAGTAAGAATCCATCACCTAAGTAAACCCCACCGTGATTGGGTGCTCTATTCTTAAATTTCTCTTCGTCTCCCATAACTGTGTCGTATACCTTAAACAATAGGAGATCACTCTTCTGTAACAGAGACATGTCTAACTCCTCTCCCCATGTTGGTCTGTCAATCCATACCCCATCCTCTTCTGCTACCGCCTCATTCATAAAAGATGTATATAACCCTGAGAAGTCCTTCAGAGACCTTCCAAGGCGTGTCTGGGCATATTTCTGGACAATTCCATAGCAACCTGGATAACGTCTACCAGACCAAGGGAGTCCGATGAGGTCTGCGAATTCTTCCTCTAACTCTCTCTTGCGAATTTCTCTCTCGTTTTCATTTGCTATGGACATAAAAAACCTATGGGGGATTTTTTTATACTGGGAATTTTTTTATTTCTCTCTCGATCCTATACTTTTGTAGGTTACACAA